CGTCGTCCACGTCGTCGGGACCGAACACCGCGTGCGGGTACGCGTCCGAGATCATGCGCCTGATCTCGGCCACGGCGGACGCCCCTTGCTGTGAGGCGTAGGGCTGCTCGAAGTCGTCGACGACCACGTCGGCCGCGAGGTCGTCGGCCCGGAACGTGACCTCCCCATCGGCCCCCAGGCGTGCGCTGTAGACCCGGCCGGTGAAGACCGGGAACAGGTCGCGGTCCCCGTTCGGGTAGCCGACCCCGGCGCTGATCTGGACGATCGCCCGGTGGGGGCTGAAGACGTCGGCGGAGGTGAGCGGCATCCACTCGGCGCTGAGGGTGAAGGTCGCCGACCGGGTCACCCGCGACTGGAGCTGGGCCGACACGGACCCGGTCTGCACTGGCACGTCCTCTGCCAGGAGCGTGCCGTCCGGGGTGCGCACGGTGACCACCGCGACCCGCCGGTGAGGGTACGGGTACGCCGCCTCGTACAGTGCCGATCCGGTGAGCATCAGTAGATCCCGGCCCAGTGCGCGGTCACGTGCGCCGTGCGCGAGGCCATGGTGATGCTCGCGGGGAGGGTGGTCTGGGCCGTCGGCCCGGTCGCCCACAGGGCGGTCGCGACCGCGTTGGTCCCATTGATGAGGCTCTGGTGGTTGGCGTTCTGGGCGGCGGCGATCTGCGGTGGCGTGGTGCCCGCGAAGAGCATCGCGACGTACAGGGACTGCCCGGCCGTCGCCGCGTACGGCGCGGTGAAGGCGGTCTGCTGCATGCCGGTCGCGCCCCATGCGCCGGTGGTGTTGGCACTCACCGCGACCTGGGCCCCGGCGCTGGTGTACAGCCCGGTGTAGGCGGCGGTGAGCCCGGCCGCAGCCGCAGCCCGGTAGAGGTAGGTGCCGTTGACGGTGAGCGCCCGCGACAGGGCCGGGAGCCGCATCATCACCACGGTGCCGCTCACCGGAGCCGTACCACTGAAGGCGATTGCGTGCCACGGGTGGAAGTTCCAGGTCTGGAACCCGAGGTCGCCGGGGTTGAAGGCGGTCTCGCCCAGTGTGGAGAGGGCGGTGTTGAGGGGTGTTCCCCACCCCGAGGACCCGATGACCGGGACGGTGATGCTCATCTAGCCTCCGTAGAGTCCTGCGCCGTACAGTCCGTCGCCGTAGCCGAGCGGCTCGGGGCCGGACGCGATCCCGGCCGCCGCGTCGGCCCAGGTGTAGCCGGACGCCGTGTAGTCCCCCATCGTGGGGTAGGTCTCCGCCAGCACGCACCAGTTGGCGGTGTCGGTCCCCTGCGGCGGTCCGACAGGGGCGTCGACTGCGGTGAGCGGAACGCTCCACAGGCGCGCCGGCTTGCGCTGGTCCTGGCCCAGCACCGACTCCGTCAGATCGTCCGGCTGGTAATAGCGGTCCCGCTGGGAGCGCGGGTAGTCCATGGCGTAGACGGCCGGGACCTGGATCAGCAGTGGGCCGCCCACGGTGTAGAGGTCGTAGACGTCGTCGATGCTGGCGCGGGTGCGGCTGAGGAAGCGGGCCGAGGTGGTGATGTCCTTGCGGCGCGCGTAGACGTCGGCGGGACGCTCGCGGTCGAGCACAGGGAAGAGCCCGGCGTCCGCCGCCCGTACCCGGTCGGTGAAGCCGACCCAGGCCCGCGGGGGCTGGGGTACGGGACCGCAGTCCTCGTCATCGCGCGAGGGTGTCAGGCACAGGTCCAGGGACAGGTCCGCCCACGGCCGCCCCGGGTCCTTCATCCACACCAGGCCGTTGCCGGGGACTGTGAAGGGACCGGCTGTCATCACCGAGCCGTCGTCCGCCGTGGCGGTGTACCAGACTGGTTCGTCGAGCCGGGCCTCGTGGTCGGAGACGTACGCCTTCTGCCCCAGGAGCAGCGCATCGTCCAGGCCGCGCACGTACTCGCCTGGGGCCGTGAGCGAGCCCACGTGGCGGGTGAGTGTGGCGCGCACCTGCGAGCCCGGCGTGGCTGTGAAGTCGACGAAGAGGTCGATGCGCGCGTTGGCCGCGTCCACGGTTCCGGTCAGTGGCATGGTCTACCGTCCCGTTCCCTGAGCCGCGAGGCGGTCGCGTTTGCGGTTGTTGTCTTCCACGATCCGCTGCATGTAGCCGGTGAGGCGGTCGTTGCCGATGTACACCGAGACGTTGGGGGCCGCGATGCTGGCGGTGACGTTCGTCCTCGGGGCCGACAGCAGCGACGTGGCGGAACCGAGCGATCCGGCCACGCCGAGGGACGGCCCCGGCAGCGTCGCGGTGGAGCCTCCCACGAGCGAGGCCATGGCCCGGTCGACCGTGTCCCCGCTGGAGAGGATGCCGCGAGCGAAGTCCTGGCTGAGCGACATGCCCCGGTAGAGCGAGTAGCCACGGCCGGAGAGGGGGCCGCGTTTGGCCGGGGAGCCGGGGAGGAAGTCGGTCACGGCGCCGACCACGCTCTTCGCGGCGCTGATCGCGGAGCTGATCATGGACTTGATGCCGCTCACGAAGGAGCTGAGGAGGGATCGGCCCGCGTTGTAGAAGGCGCCCGCGTAGGAGCCGATGATCCCCACCGCGCGTGAGCCCAGGGTGCCGAGTGCTGCGAGGGTGTCTGCCACACCGCTCTTCGCGGCGCTCACGAAGCCCCGGAAGGCACGCTGCGCACCGCTCGGCAGCAGCGAGACCAGGCGGTTGACGACGGTCACGATCAGGTTCCCGAAGGTCGTGACGGTGTTGCCGATGAACGCGCCGACCTGACCGACGATGTTCCCGAGGTTGCGCCACGCGGCCGAGAAATTGCCGGACAGCAGATTGCCGATGAGCTGGATCGCCGGGCCCGCGATGCCGATCAGGGTGGAGACGAAGTCCACCACGACATCGATGACCGCCTTCACGGCGGAGACGATGTTGGTCAGGGTGGCCGTGACGAACGCCGCCGCCTCCACCAGGATCACGATCGCCCCGACCAGGGTCGTGCCGATGAGCGGCGCGAGCTGGGCGATGAGCGGTGTCAGTTCCACGATCAGGGCGGAGATCTGGGTGAACAGGTCAGCCAGGAACGGCAGCGACTCGACCAGCGCCTTGATGCCCTCGTCCACGAGCGGCGTGAGCGCGGTGAGGAGCAGCCCGGCGTTGTCCGCAAGCTGCTGGAAGAGCGGGGCCAGCACCGCGATGAGATCGGAGAGACGGTCCGCCAGGAGCGCCACCAGCGTCTGCACCGGGGGGACCAGCGTCTGCACCACGGGACCGAGGGCTGCCAGCGCCTGACCCAGGAGCGGGAGCACACTGGACACGAGGTCGCTGCCGAGTGCGATGAGCGCGTTCAGGGTGTCCTGGAAAGCGTCCGTCGCGGTGGCGTCCTGGAACGCCTGGGTGATCTTCTCCAGTGTTCCGAAGAGCCCCTCCCCCGAGGTCTCCGCCACACTGAGGATGTTGCCGAGACCGCCGAAGACGTTGCCGATCACGCGCCCGAGCTGAGCGATGGTGTCGATGGCCCGGTCGATCGCCTTCTCCAGTGCGCCCGACTTCGCCGCCTTGTCCAGCTTGTTGGTGAGGTTGTCGGCGACCTTGGCGATCCCGTCGGTGACCCGCTTCAGGCCCGGCGATCCCCCCGCCGCGAGCTTGAAGATCGCGTTGAGCACCTGACCGGGGATGCGCTCCAGGCTCTGGAACGCGACGCGGCTCCCGTCGAGCGCTTTGCCCAGCGTGCCGTCCTTGCCGAGCCGGGTGGCGGTTGCACCGACGTCCTTGCCCATACGGTTGAACGAGTCGGCGAACCCCTCGGTGGTGCGCCTCAGTGCGGGCAGGGTGGCCGCGCCGACGGTCCTGAGGGTGCCGTCCAGGCCTTTGAACAGCCGGTCCTGTACGTCCAGACGCAGGTCCAGGAATCCCTGGCGCATCCCCTGGAGGACGCCGACGAACTTCTGGGCGTTGGGGCTGAGGTTGGCCAGCGCCTCTTGCAGCTTCTTCGGGTCCTGCTTGAGTGCGAAGACCTCGGACACGGCGTCGCTGACCCCGCTCAGGCCCAACTTGAGCGTCTGGGTGGCGGCGGTGACGCCGACCAGCGCGGTGACGCCGACGGCTGCGGCCGGCGCCATGTTGCCGATCTCGGCCGCCAGGCCCGCGACCAGTGGCACGGCGGTGGACGCCACCGAGGCCAGCGAGAGGATCTTCCCGCTCGTGGCGGCCACGCCCAGGCCCGCACGCGCGAACCCGCTGAAGGTGCTGAGCAGGCGGCCGACACGGTCGTTGCCCTCGTCCGCGTCGTCCCCGATGCGGCGCAGTCCGTCCGTGTCGTCCCCGAGACTGCGGCTGGAGTCCCCCAGATCGCCGAGGGTGTCGTTGAGCCGGAGCAGGTTCAGGTTGGTGTTCGTGCTCTCGGCCCTGATGCGGCTCAGCTCGGAGGTGAGACTGTCCGCGAGACGGGAGAAGTTGGCGTCCATGCTGTCGGTGACGCGCTGGAAGCCGCGCCCCAGCACCTCCGACTGGAAGTCGGACTCCTGGATGATCGTCCGCCGCAGGCTGGAGGTGTCCAGGTCCACGCGCAGGTCGACCGTGGGGGCGCGCCGTTCGGCGTCGTTGACGATGCGTACGAGCTGGGCCCGCATGGACCGGTCGGCGCCGGTGGCGTCGACCACCAGGTTGACCACGGCCTCGGAGGACATCCGCTCACCTCCCTCTCAGGGGGAAGTGTCTCACCCGATGCTCACGCCGGGCATGCCCCGCAGGCGCTCCACCACCGAGGACAGATCCTCTTCCGGCTGCTGCGCCACGGCCTCGGGCGGCACCATGGTCAATTCCGCCTCCATGCGCATGCGGTCCGTGTCAGGCAGTCCGCTCATGATGAGCGAGCGCATGGCCGCGAGGAAGGCGGCGAGAGTCAGACGGTTCGGGTCGAGCCCCTTCAGCAGAAGCGCCCCCAGCGCTTCGGGCGTGAGCGCGTACGAGGCCAGCCGCTCCGCCTCCCACCACGGGCAGCCCGCAGCCCGGGACAGCAGCTCGCGGGCCATCTCGCTGAGGTAGGGGCCGTCGGCGTCGCCCTCTTCCGCGTGGTCCAGGAAGCGCCCGCGCGACTCGGGCGTGAGGGCGTACAGCACTTCCACGGCCCATTGGGGATGGCTCAGCATCGTCATCCAGCGGGCCGCGTTGCGGGCGGGGATGGTGTAGTCGGCGCCGCGCACGGTGACTGTGAAGGGGCCGGAGCGGAAGGCGGCGTCGCGGAACTCAGACACGGCGGGGCGCCCGGTCCTGCGGGGGTGCAACCGGAACCGGGTCCACCAGGAGTACCCCGGGGTCGGTGGTGGTGGTGCCGGGCACAGGAGCGTCCCACTGGAACTTGACCAGCTCCTCGGCCACACGCATGAGTTCCTCGGGGTGGACGGTGCCCTCGATGAGGGCTTCCTCCACCACGCTCTCCCAGGCCTCGGGGCCGGCCAGCTTCTCCAGCACCCGCAGAACCCGGCGCACGGTGCGGCCGGTCTCGGCGTCGCTGCCCGCGCGCGAGAGCGCGAGCGCGAAGAGCTGGCTGTCCGTGGGCCGGATGAGGATCAGTTCGGTGTCTCCGAAGGGGAAGGCTGCGCGCTGTGTCGTGTCGTCCATGTCACGAGGATACGAGACCGGTCAGTCCCCGCTGATGCGGTAGCCGCGTCCCGCAGTCACCTGGGCGATGGCCCGGTCCAGGAAGGGGCGCGCCCGGGTCCCGGGGTGGTGGACGATCTTTGCGTACACGACCTGGTTGCCGACCCGGAAGCGCAGGGCCTGCGCGGTGCGGGGCCGGATGATGTGCGGGCGCGTGCCGTCGTGGACGTACCGCGCGTAGCTGACGTCAGCCGCCACCGTCACCTGCGGACGCAGGGTCCAGGTCCGGCTGTACACCGGCGGCCCGATGCTCGCGCGGAGTCTCCCCGTATCCACCGGAGCCAAAACCTTCGCCCGGTTCACCACCTGCGGCCCCACGGTCCGCAGCTCGCTCATGCTCGCGCCCCGGATCGCCCTTCGCAGGTCGGCCCGGTCGATCCTGATCCGGCCCATCGCTCACCTCCACCAGCCCGGCCCGCTCGTAGGCGCGCAGCAGCGCCGTGTCGTCCACGGTGCCGGTGCTCCCGGCCTGGAGACCGTTGAAGCTGGTCAGCACCTTGATCTGTACGGTTTTCAACTAACACTCCTGGCAATCGAGCCACACGGTCACGGTCAGGGTGCCGCCGGTGCAGCCCCCGGACGAGTCGAGCGGAGTCCAGGTCCCGGGCAGAATGCGGTACACCGCGCTGTTGCCGGTCAACGCAGCATCGGTACAGCACACGGCCCGACGCATGCGGGCGGCGTCGGTGTCGATGCGCGCCGCAAGCGTGGTCCAGTCCTCGCACGAGGGGCCCTTCGCGGCGGTGCCGAAGGGCTGGCACCGGGCCACCCCCAGCTCCAGCGTGAGCCGCCTCCCCGTGGTGTCGCAGGGGTTGTACCCGGCGTTCTGCGCCTCGTCCGGGTCCACCACCGGGGCGATCTCGGTGATGCGCACCCAGCCGAGCCCGGCGCAGCACTCGTCCTCGGCGGTGCCGAAGTCGAGCCGGACCTCGCTGCCGGGGCGGTGGCAGATCTCTGCGGGCTTTCCCGCGTCGTCCTCGTAGGCCGCGTCGAGACAGGAGACGAGGACACCGGCGATCTCGAAGGGGGTCACGGGTACACCACCGGGTGCCGGGGGAGGTCGGGGGACATGACGCGGGCGCGGCGCTTGAGGCCGTACGGGTTGGCTGCGGTGATGAACAGGTCCACCTCACGGATGCCGGTGCGGCCGTCGGTGAAGACCGTCTGCGGGTCGACGAACTCGACATCCACGCCCTGGCGGGACAGGGACGCGATCTGCGCCGGGAGTCCGCACGCCGCACCCGCGCACGCCTTGGCGAACTCGGACGCCAGCATCCCCGCCGCGATCTGCCCCGAGAGCGGGAGCGGGCGCCCCGGCTGGAAGGTCACCGAGAAGGTGCCGTCCTCGGTGTCGGGCCGGGACGGGTCCTGGCACGCGGGCCAGCACGGGCCCCCGTCGGTGCGCGCCAGCCACTGGCCCACGAGGCCGTACGAGGCGGGGTCGAGAACGTTGCCGTTGACCTTCACCTCGGTGATGGCGGCGACCGGAATCCCGAGGTCGACCCGGCACGCGGGAGCGCAGTCGCACCCGCCCGCGCAGGCACAGTTGCGCCAGACCCCGTTGGCCACGTACGGGCTCATCCACGGCCCCGGCACCGTCCCCGAGGGCGCGCCCGCCGGGAAGGTCTGGTACCCGCTGTACAGCCCGCACGAGGGGCCGCACGGCCGTACGGTGACTGGGCACTGGGCGAACTGGCGCCCGGTCAGCGCATCGAGCACGTACACGGCCAGCGCCGTTGCGCGTGCCTGTTGCTCAGGGGTGTACGAGGACCATGCCGTGTCGCACGACACGTCGATCGGCCACACGCACGGGCCCGGCACGGCGGCGATCGCCGCCGGCCCCGGTTCCACCACCGGCATGGCTGCCTCCTTCAGGTGAGCTGCACGGACAGTGAGGGCGCCTGAATGGCACCCGCTACAGCACCGTACGTGGCTGGGAGCGCCCCGGTCACTCCGTCGCGGTAGTAGCCGGAGTTGTTCGCCGCGATCGTGGGCGCGCTCTCGGAGACGCAGGGCTCCCAGGTGTCGCGTGAGCTGAGCCCGAGGTTGAGAAGACCGCCCTGCCGTGCCACCACCAGCCAGTGCAGCACGGGACGTACCGCGACCGACAGGCCGGTGACGGACCGGATGCCGGTGACGCCCGTGGCGACGGTGCCCCAGTCCGCGACCAGACTGCCCGGCACGGCTCCGGCGTTCGCGTACAGGCCGAAGCGGATGTTGCCCCCGACCAGCGCGAGCGTGACGTTGGCCGCGATCCCGGTGACCGTGGCCGAACGGCCGGGCCAGAACGGAATGGCGAACAGCCTCCCGTCCGGCACGTTGGCGGCGGTGTTGGCGCCGTAGGCCGGGAACCCGTGCCACGCCCCGGACCGGATCACCGGCGCGTTGCCGGTGGGCCCGAGCGGGACGGGGCCGGTCGCGTCGGCGCCATGGAGCTGGGACAGGTCGGTGCGCCACCACAGGTCTCCCGCGTCCGTGGTGACGGCCGGGTCGGCACCGAGCCCGAGAAGTCGCGCCAGGTGCGCGAACCGGCGTGCGCTCACGGACGGACCGGGACCACAAGGACGCGGTACGCGTTGGCGGCGGGGGCGGTGCCGAACCCGACCGTCACCGTGTTGGGGTTGGTGCGGATCACGTCGATCTCGACGCTCTGCCCGGTGGCCTTGGCGTAGACCTGGACCTGTACGTCGAGCGTGCCCAGGCTGTGGGTCACGGTGAGCGTGGTGGCGGTGCCGTCCCCGATGTCCGCCGCATAGCTGTGGAGGGCGGCGGCAGCGACGGCCGCGTTGAGCTGGTCCAGGTTCACCCCGTCGGTGCCGACGGTGCCGGGCCCCAGCTCGGTGACCTTGAACCCGTTCAGATCCAGTTGGTTGTTGAACTGAATTCCGGGCATATAGGGCGCTCCTCAGCGTCGCAGATAGGCACGGCCCGCCACGGGCGCGCCGAAGGTGATGGTCAGCCGGGAGTCGTCCAGGTACGCCACATCACCCTGAGTGATCTCATTGTCCGTGTTGAGCGTGCTGACGCTGGGGAACGACTTCAGGCCATGATCCACCGTCCACACCGGCTCAGCGGTGGGGTGGTTGTGAACGAATGTCGCGGGCCAGACCCGGGTCAACTCCGGGTCGGTGTCGATGACGAGATAGAACGACGACCCGTTGATGTAACCCCAGTAGTCACCCGCCTCCACCCAGAACGAGGCGATGCCCGACGACGGCAGCACCACCGGGTTGGGCACGGCGACCGTCCCCGTGGCGTCGGTCCACAACTCTGCCAGGGGCGGACCGCTACGCGGGTAGACGTGCAGCTTCTGGCCCGAAGCCGGGGCACCGTCCGGAGTCCAATAATTTTCAGCGTATGGCGCTAGAGCCAATGCACTGTCCCTTTGTGAGCGGAACCCTGCCGAGTGCAAGTCGGCAGGGTTCCCGGTCTCGTACGGATCAGGCTACTTGGGAGACTTCGGAAAACGAAGCTGAATACCCGCCGCACGTCGTTTTCGTTCTTCCCGTTGCCGGTGACAGGTTCGACAATCCCGCCTCCACAACCCCTCCCTTCGACCTTTTCGAAGCATTGTGTTTTCTTCGCTGTACGGATGCCCTTGGGGGCACTCAGTCCTGGACTTCTGGTGAGTACCGAATACACCAAGGGGGGCGGCGCGCCTTACGTTCTCCGCATGTGTCACAGGCTCCAAGTGGTCTGGGTTCACACATTCACGGACCCGACAAAGGTGATCGATGTGCAACCCGTCGGGAATCGGTCCGACCCACAATTCGTAGGCCACCCGATGCGCACCTGTGTTAACGCCACCCCACCGAATGAGCCCATGCCCGGACGGGAATTTAGCTGCGATCCAAGGCAGACACCCATTTTCATCTGGGAGACCCACCTTGGACCAGAACCGGACCTTCGACATACGATGCCCCATGCTGACTCCTCACAGTCGGCCAACCCCCGGATCGGGCCTGATCGCGGGGGCTTTGCATGTGGAGCATCGTACAACAGCTACGCGGCCAAAGCAGTCGCGCCGCAGGCAGCCGCAGGCGGCGGCACGGTGACCGTCTCGAAGTGGAGGTGGTCCGTGTCGTCGATCGCCGTGAGGATCTTCTCGGGCGTGCCCGTGGCCGCGTCCCCGCGCACGAGGTACGAGTTCGGGCCGGTGCCCCAGCCGGAGCCGGTGGACGTGCGGGCCGTCATGGTCAGGGTCAGCGCCGCGTTGGCGATGGACCACTCCCCCAGACGCGCCTGGACGATGTACGGGAACAGCCAGTAGCCGTAGGGCTTGTCGCCGCTCGCGTCGCAGGGAACACCGTTGACGCCGGACCACAGCTCCATCGCGAACGAGGCCGTACCCGTCAGCTCCCCGTTGAGGCGGAAACCCACGGTGTCCGTGGTCGGCGTCGCGTCGTTCACCACCAGCGGGTTGCCGGTGATGATGTTGACCGCGTCGGGGTCGATGTTGCACATGACGACGGTGAGGTCGATCCACCGCAGCGCGGGGCGCCCCTGATCGTCGATGCAGAGGTCACCGTTGGCGTTGAGCTGGGTGATCTCCTCCGGATCCAGGTAGTTCGGTGCCCCATCGACGTTGATGAACCCGTCGGTGACCAGCGTCCCCGTCGGCCCCGGAACCGGGGCGCCGCAGGCATCCAGGCGCGTCAGACGCATGCGGGACGCGCGCGCCAGCTTCACACAGCGAGTGGCCATGGCTCAGTCCTCCTTCGTGCGCGACCGCGCGCGCCGCTTCGGTGCCGTCTCCGGGGTCCCGGTCACGGCTCTGTGATACAGCTCCGCGAGCGGAGCGGGGACGGTGAATTCCGTCCCGCCCCGCGTGGTGCGGACGATCTCCGGGGTGTCCCCGGCCAGCTCCAGGAGCGCCCGCGCCGTTTCCGCGAGCGCGCCCTGGGCCGGGACGACGGTCACACGGCCGCTCACGGCGCCGCCAGAGTGACGACCGCCGGAGCGGCCACGGGGACCTGTACCGCGTACACGACCGGGCACGCCCACGTGTGCGCGTAGACCCGCTCCGCGAGCGCCAGCCACTGGTTGTGGACACGGTCTATGGTGGCGGTGACGTCCGGCTGGATCACGGCGGAGCGCCGGATCGTGACCGGGGGCGTCATGAACGCCCACACGGACCCGGCCTCCGGCGCGATGCCGCCAGGTCCCGCGATGCCGTACCCGGCGCCGAACACCAGACTGGAGCCCATCGGGGTGATGAGGCGTCCCCCCTGACTCTCAGCCACCTGGGCATAGGCCAGCGCCGCGTACGCGCGCATGGACACGTGGATGACCCCGGTGTACCCGTAGTCGTCGTAGAACGCGTCCTCCAGCGCCGCGATGGCGGCCCCCGCACCGTCGCCCGAGGGCACGACCGTGACCACGCCGGGGGTGCCGATGAGGTTCGGGTCGGAGGCGACCGCCGTGCCGCCCCAGAACTGGGACTCCACCGCGTGCTGCTCACCGGCCGCGAGGCGGCGCCGGACCGAGGCGGCGATCTCCGTGGCGGAGGTGCCGACGGTGCCGCACTTGCGGGTGGCGTACACCCAGTACGGCACGGCCTCCATGTACGCAAGACCCTCGTCGAAGGTCTTCACCGGGTGCGTGGCGCAGTTCGCGTCATAGGCCCGGACCAGGCCGCAGTCCTCGGCCGCGAACTGGAAGCCCGAGCCGATACCGCGCGTGTCCAGGTCGTCGAGCGGAGGCGCCACCGAGAACAGCCCGTACCGCTGGCGGCCGGGTGCCGGTGAACTGATCAGCTCACCATTGCTGATGATCCCTGCCATGTGTCGTCCCTCCCTTCAGAGGAAGGCCCCGCCCGCGCCACATGGACGACGGGAGCGGGCGGGGCCGGTAGGGGAGAGGATCAGGCCGCAGCGACCGGGGCGGCGCAGGACGTGTAGACCTGAGCGGCGGTCGCACCCGACGGGCAGGTCTGGGCGGTGTACCGGCGGATCTGGCCGCAGGGGAAGAGGAGGCCGAAGCCCTCTTCCGAGAACAGCCGCGTGAACAGGTTCTGCGTCAGGTTGGTGGAGTCGTAGACGTTGGAGAGCGTCACGACGTCCTGGCGCGCGAGCACCGCCGCACCGGCCGGGTAGATCAGGAAGTCCACCGTGGTCGGCAGCGCCGTGAGCGGCACCGCCGGGTCGCCGGGACGGCCGCCGCCCGCTCCGCCCGCGTAGAAGTCCTGCCAGTCGTAGACGAACTGGGGGCGGATGTTGCGGGCGCTGAACCAGGCCACGAGCTGCGCATCGGCCAGCGCCGCGTTCTGCGGGTCCCAGCCGTTCTTGCGGATGACGTCGGCCCGGAACTGGGTCAGGACCCAGAGCGGGAGCACAACCTCGAAGGTCGCGTTGCGCGCCATGCGGTCGCGGTAACGCAGGTCGGTCGCCGCGAGGTCGACCGCCGACAGGACCGAGGCCACCGCAGACGAGTCGGCCGCGAGGCCAGCAGCACCGGTGCCCGTGATGGTGCCCTGGGCCGGGATGACGATCGGTGCGCCCGCGCGCGTCACCAGGCGGCTGATGATCGTCTGGTTCAGCTTGTGCGCGTGGTTGGTCAGAAGACCGTCCACCCAGGTCTCCACCAGCTCGGGGAAGCCCGCCGCCTGGAGGAACGACCCGGTGATGCAGGTGACCGCGACGTCGAGCCGCATCTCGGTCGGCGTCGGGCAGGGGATCTCGGCGCAGTCCTTCTCGGTGCCAGCGATCACCTGGGCCTCGGTGAGGACCGTGAACGAGGCCGATGCCTGGAGCTCGGCGTAGGTGGGGGTGTTGCTGAAGTAGCTGAACCCGCCCCGGCGCGCCTGCGCGGTGGGCAGGTCGAGCATGCCGTCCATGCTCCACAGGGCGCACAGGTCGTAGAGCTGTTCCGAGGGGGCACACCAGCCCGCCGCCGCCGTGAGCGACTGCGTCTCCTTGAAACCCTTCTGCCACGCGCTGAGGAGGGAGCCGCCCTCAAGGCGGTTCTCCTTGATCATCTTCTGGACCGTGGCGTAGTCGGCCGCCTCGGACTTGATCAGCTCGAAGCCCTCTGCCCGCTCACGGGTGAGCTGCGCGATGGCGCGCTTGGCGCCGGTCCCGCCGCCGCCGTGGCCGTAGGTCTGGAACGACTTGACCACGGCCCGGGTGATCTCGCTGAGGTTCGTCTCGTCCCCGTACCGCTTCCCGATCGCGCCCGCACCGTCCGGCGTGAGCTGCATCGTGAAGGAGCCGCGCCGCTCGGGGGCCGGGGGCGTCTGCGGGGCCGCCTGCGGCGCGAGCTGCGCCACTGAGGGCACGACCGGAGCGGGCGCCGCAGCAGCGGTCACCGCGCCCGGCTCGGGGTCGGTGGAGGGAGCGGGCTCGGTCTCCGGGTCCGGCGTCGGGTCGGGCTCGGACGCGAACGCCTCGCGGGCTGCCTGGAGGGTGGCGGCGCGCTCGGTGCGCGTGGTCTGCTCCGTGGTCACGGCGCTGCGCTGCGCCGCGAGCGACTCCAGCTCGGCCGCCTCTTCGGCGGTCAGCTCCGTCTGGGCGGACAGCTCACGGCCACGCGTGTGGACGCGGGCCAGCTCCGCACCGAGGGCGGCGTCGTCGAGAGCTGCAAGCTCTTCGGGGGTCATGGGTTCTCCCTGGTCTGCAAGGGGGTCTCGGACGGTGTCATCACGTCGGACCGGCCCGCAGCCAGGCGCCCTACCGGGCCAGGATACAGCGACGCCCCCTGGGGGTCCGAGGACTTCCAGGGGGCGACGAGCTGTTCACCAGGGACGAGTCTACGCCTTCTTCGTCGGCTCCCAGCCCACGGTCCCGCCGCCGTGCGTCGCCAGGTACATGCGCGCCTCGGTGTCGGTGCTGAACTTCTTCACCGTCCCGTCGTTGGCCTTGGCCACGAACTGTCCCGTGGACCCGCCGGTCCTTCCGCAGCACCCCATGTCTATTCCCCCTGATTCCGCGCGATGGCCGCGTTCGCCCAGAACACGACCTCTTCCAGCTTGGTCAGGGCCAGGGACTGCTCCCGGCTCTGGGGCACTTCCTCGTCGATGAACTGGGCCAGCCCCAGGGCCCCGCCCCGGACCGTGTCCATGATCTCCAGCCACTCCTGACTCACGGAGTGCGAGATGAACCTGTTGTGGATCTCCTGTTGTGCCATGTCAGATCGCCTCCCACTCGGACCGTGCCCACGCGGCGCGTGCGGCGGTCCCCTTGTCGTCGTCCGTCGCCTTGATCGTAGGCGGTTCCACCTTGAACGTGGCGATGAGGGACTGCTGACCACCCCGCTCGATCGAGAACGACACCTTGCGCAGCACCGGGAAACCGGGCGTGTTGACCGCGCACACGGCCACCAGCTCCAGGTTCCCGCCGACACGCCGCCAGTCCCCGGACACGTCCAGGTCCGCGAGCTGGCTGACCCGGTCCGGGTCCGCGTAGGGCGGCACCCAGCCCGCGACCCAGATCCCATGCTCGTCCTCACCGATGTTCACCCGGGCCACGGCCGAACCGACGTCGTCGTAGTGCGCGAGGGCGGCGACGACCCCGGCCGCCGGGTCCGCATGGCCGCCGCCGACGGTGAGCACCCCGACGGGGACAGTCTCCCCCGTCGCCACGGTCTGCTCCTGCCGCAGGAAGTGGGCGTAGTGCGTGGCGCTGGACGGTGCCGTGGTGCAGCCGGGCAGCCCGATATGACACGTCGACCACAGAGCCACGTATCCATGGACCCGGTCACCGTCGACGGTGACGGGCCCGACCTCGGCGGGGCGTGCGAAGTACTCCAGCGGGGGCTGGACCACCGGTGCGGCAGCGAGGATCACGGGCTCGGCCATGACCCCATCCGCCATGACCGGCTCGGGTGCTGCCTCCGGCTCCAGCTCGATCGAGACCTCGGCGAAGGCGGGGATCGCGACCAGCGTCGCGCCGGCCACCCGGGCTGAGGTGATGACGACGCGGTCGGAGTCGTCGACCACGTACTCAAGGTCGTCGAGATCCATGGACGGCCCGATCACGCCCGCCTCGATGAGCTGTTGCGCCTCGGACGCCTCCGGCACGTCGAGCATGGTCCCGGTGACTGCCACGGTGTCCTGCCCGAAAGTGATGGTCTCGAACCTGCCGACCACCACCGATCCCGCGTGCCCGTCGCTGGACTGACGCTGCCAGCTCATCGGGAGCGGGAGATCGCGGGAGGTCAGTCCTCCTGGGGTGATGATCCGGCCATCGCCGGTCGGTGTACCCAGGCGCCCGATGACGCTCCGAAACCTGCGAGCCATTACGGCCACCTCCGATGGCACTTGCAACGGCACGGTGCCGCGCAGAACTTGCACTGCGCCGGGATCTTGTCCCCGGCCGCTCCCTTGTCGCCCGCGCAGTATCCGTGGTCGCCATGCAGACACGCGGTCGACAGATACCGATGGCGCCGTACGAACCGGACCCATGTCACGGGTTCTGCCTCCGGCTCCAGTCGAGCCGCTCCCCATCGACCAGGTATGCGCAACCGCAACGACAATTAATCACAGACGCCGCAGGGCCCCGGGGATCGCCGGGGAACTGGAGCCGGGCCCCGCCCACGACGAACGGCTCGGCGATCAGTGTGCTCTGTCCGTCGGCGGCCCGGTGCGCGGGGCGCGTCCTTTCGTCCCGAGTGCTGATCCACACCTTGCGGGGAGCGAGGTCGCCCCGTTCACGCGCCGCCTCCAGCGCGCCGAAGTAGGCGCCCGCCTGGACCGCGCCCTGGACCTCGGTGCGCGCCACGACGACGGCCCGGTTGGGCCAGTACTCCGAACCGCTCGCGGTCAGCACGGTCCGCACCCTGGCACTGATCTCGGGGATGCCCTCGCTGCGCGCGAGGCCGGTCTCGATCTCGCGCACCACGAGCGAGTAGACCTCGTCCGGCACGCGCCGCAGCCGGTTGCCCGCCTCGTTCAGGTACGCCGCCGCTTCCCGGTCGGTCACCGCCTCGTCCTCGGGCGCGCCGGTGAGACGGTTGCGCACGCGGACCAGGAGGCCTGAGGCGACCGACACCACCTCGGAGTCCATGAGCTGGCCCCAGTAGACCGTGTGACCGCCGAGCGCCTGCGGTGCCGGTGGTCCGTCGGCGGGCAGCACCTGGGGGCGCACGCGGTCCATCCACCGGGTCAGCGACCGGAACCACGCCCTCCGCATGCGGTCCTCTCCCTGGGTGACGAGGGGATCGTCCTCAGGCGGCGTCGACACGGACCACCGTCCCCAGGTGAGCTTCCAGCAACGGGCGGCTGTGGGGCTGCCGTGACTCGATGCACCGGCTCACGTAGTAGCGCAGCGCCCGGGACAGCCCCTCACGGTCCAGCCCGAAGGTGTCTGCCACCAGGTCGGTGAACTGGAACGATCCGTCCAGCAACTCGTCCGACCGTCCGGCTGCCGGGATGTAGGTGTGCAGCTCGAACTTGGGCATGTCCCGAACCACCGGGTTGCCCCGGTACTCCCGGCTGAGCAGACGCCCGCCCGCGCGCGAGAGGGCGTCGTACACCACCAGCTCGGCCGCCGCCGTGAGCCCGGCGTCCGGCTCGGGCTGCGCCTGCCGCTCCGGGATCGCACGCGGGGACACCTCCGGCGCCGCCTCGGGCTGCGCCACGGCGCCGGACCCGGTGGGCACCGACGGCTCGAAGCCCAGCTCGGCCGCCACCGACGGGTTCTCCAGGAGCGTCGGCGCGCCCGTCACCAGGATGCGCGCGAGCTGCCTGCGCTCCTCTTCATGAGTGGGGATCGCGTCGTCGGGGATGCCGAACTTCGCCCGGGTGTAGTCGGCGCTGATGAGGTTCTCGCCCCACAGCCACTTGGTGTCTTCGGAGTCGTCCGGCCTGGCGATGACCTCGCTGACATCCCAGTTGAGTAGGTAGCGCTCGGGGTTCGCCACCTCCATCGCTGCCAGGGTCTCCTGGAAGTACTCGGAGACCAGGATCATGCCCAGCTTGAGGAGCAGCGGTTCCAGGTGGATCTTGTAGGTGCCCTCCTCGATCTGCCAGGCGGACCAGTGGTTGGCGTCCGACATCTGCCCGAGCGCGATCTCGCGGGGCATGTCCAGGGTCCGGCCGAGCCGGGTGAAGGCGTTCTCGCGCAGCTCCGGCACCGTGCCGTCGAGCTGGGTCGAGAGGTCGACGTGGCCGTTGGCCAGGGCCGAGATCAGCTCGGCGGGCACCTGCGCCATCAGCGGGACCTGGGCGGCGGCGGTGCCCGGGTTGGCCAGGGACGCCTCGGCCGCCTCCATCAGCAGCCGCATGAACGAGGTGGCGTCTGCCTGCTCACCCTCAGCGGTGGGGAACTCCAGCTCCTGGGGCAGGAAGAACAGGCCGTTGCCCGCGATGCGCGAGTCCAGGCGCGCAGCGATGTTCTGCGACGCCTTCTCGATCTCGGCACAGATCGGGATCGCCGCCCGCATCGCACAGTCGGCGTGGGTCTGCTCGTCCGGGTGCGGCTCCCAGGCGCGCAGCACCCGGTCCCGGGTCCCGAACTTGGTCCACGCCCCGGTCAGCGGGTCCTTGTACGACCACGAACCCCCCTGCATCCGCAGGGAGTTGCGGGTGACCGCCTCCCACCGGTCCGCCTTCCCGGTGCCCTGGGGCAGGATCAGGATGTAGCTCTCGCCGCAGACCTGGGACTGGAGCGTGATCAGGGACAGCAGCCGGGGCAGGTTGCGCGGGCCGCCCAGCACCGTGGCCGCCGCCGCCTGGACCCGGGGGTCGTCGGTGGGGCCTGCTGTCTGGCCCGTCTCCGGGTCCGTCTCCACCGCCTGGAGCACCGAGCGGGACGCCGCCTTGGCCAGCCACTGGAAGGCGAACCTCAGTTCCCCGATCGCGTCGTAGTAGTACCAGCCCTGTTTCTGCCACTGGACGTCCGAGGCGGAGCTGTCCCACGCCTGCCTGCCCTCGGGCCCGGTGAGCGGCAGGGCTGCGGCCAGCATGGTGCGCGCCTGCGGGGACGGGTCCTTGTCCCGCCTGCGGAAGATCGCCACTAGTCACCAGCTTCCCGGGATGCCAGTGCTCCCGTCACGTGCGATGCGGCCAGCGCGAGAACGGTGGCCTGGTACCACATCGTCGCACCCCACATGTACCAGAGCGCCCCGCCCGCCAGACCCACGTACACGCTCATGCACCACGGGCAGAGCAGGAGGTAGGCGGACATGGACTCGTCCCGGCCCCGCAGCAGCTTCCGTACAGCCCAGTTACGGGGGCGCTCGGTGACGTAGTCCGAGGTGATCAGCCGGGTCACACGGGCGACCGCGAGAACGGTGAGAACGAAGATCATGCGCTGCGCCTCCTCAGGCGGTCGAAGGGATGGCCCCCGATGGCCCGGCCGAGCCCGGCCGCATGGGGGGACACGACGGTGCCGCGCCCCTTCTCCCGGCGCAGGAGGTGGGTCACCGCGTGGACGAGGGCGTCGACGCGGTCCGGTGACTCGTTCGGCGTCTCGTGCGGGTCCCAGGACGTTAGCTGAAGCTCAAGCCCGTCGAGCCTGCCGACGTGGAAAATCTTGCCCTGTTCGTACCGCATGGCCACGGGCTGCGCCCGCAGCACCTTGCCGTGCTGCGCCGTGACCTTGCGCAGCATGCGGTAGGGGGTCGGTACCACCGCCACCGGTTCTTCATCCTCCTCTCTCTGCATGTTGTGCTGAAGGGCTTCCCACTCCGACCGTTTCGCGTCCTCTTCCGTACGCAGCCGGAGACGCTGCTCCGCATCGAGTTCGTGATGGTCGGCGTAGGCATCGATCAAGCCGTCGCGCAGCCACTGCTTGCCGAAGTTGTCCTCGTAGACGAGCAGCGAGGCGCCGTGGTCGTACAGCGCCTTCCAGGCTGTGAGGCCGGTCTCGCGTGCCGACATCTGCCTGGACAGGTCGGCGAGTACGTACACATGCTGGTCCTCGGCGCCACGCCCCACGACCACGATTCCGGCCTCGTCACCGGTCCCGGTGCCGGCCGGGTCCACGCCCACCACCACGAGGTCCAGCTCGGGCGCCGCGTCGACGTGGTGGATGTGCTTGCGCTGGACCAGCGCGCCGGGCAGGTCTTCCAGGATCTCGGCGTCCAGCTCCTGGCGCCCCAGCGTGGTGCCCGCGTACCGGTCCAGGACCGAGCGCCTGAACACGGGCGCGAGGTTGTGAAGGTTGTCGTAAGTCGAGCCCCGCACCACGGCGAACCGCTCATCCTTGACCGCCTCGCGGACCAGGGGCAACGGCCGGGGCGTGGTGGTGATGCAGCCCCGCGGGTGCTCACCCAGGCGCAGGCCCATGAGGGCCATGTCCCAGGTCTGCTGGAGGTAGCGCCACGCCGCCCACTCGTCGCAGTTGTGCACGACGACGCCCCCGGCCACGAACTCGCCGTGGCCGGGGACGCCGATGTCATAGACGTCAGCCCTGCGGAGGAGCCGCGAGACGCTGACGACGCGCTCGGGCCGCGCACCGCTGAGTGCAGTACTTGGCCCGCTGTCCTGTGGAGAGGTAAGTCCCCCCACAGTGAGCACAGACGACCGGGCGTGCCTCACGGGACTGCCAGGACTGCTTGGAGACAGCCGACCGGTCGATGTGGGCGTACAGCCCCCGGGCGTGGTTGTCCTTGCAGTGGTAACTGTTGTGCTCTGCGTGGGAGAGCATCCGCAGGTTGCCGAGCTGGTTGTTGGCCTTGTCGTGGTCGGCATGGTGGATGACGTACCCGGCCGGGATCTCTCCGTGGGCCGCGATCCACACGTGCCGGTGCAGCAGCCAGCCCCCGCTGTCCCGGTAGTGCCCTGCCTGTTGCCGGTAGTACCGTCGCTCGCGCCACTCGATCCACGCGGGGGGTGTGCCGGGGCCGTCTGTGAGTTCCATACCTGGATGGTATCGCCACACTCGATGAAGCGTGCTTCAACCCAACCTGTGTCGGTGGATGCGATGCGGTGTTCGGGGGTGCATACGACACGCGCCCCCGACTCCGTGACGATCTCCATCAACTCTGCGTCACGCTTCGTCCGGAACGACCCGGAACAACGGCCCCACCCTGTGCGGGTCGCCAGTAGATCCTGGTCCGTGACGTCCTCGATCGGCACCCATCCCCGGGCAGTGAGGATCGGCTCCCCCTCTGCGATGCACCACAGGTAGTGGTGCTGGGGTCCGCGCAGGCGCTCCGGCTCCTCGGCCGAGTAGCAGTACAGCGCCGACCCGTTGGGGAACTCGACCTTGCGCTTGGACGGGTGATAGACCGGCCGGAACGAGGGGCGGGCACAGGCCAGGATGCCTGACTCGCCCTCGATCATGGTGTCGCGCACGTCGGCGGCGGTGGGCCCGATGAGCGCCCCGCGCTCCAGGGTCTTCGCCTGGCGGATGACCCACTCGGCGCCGGTCCGGGTCTTGCCGAAGCCACGCCCCGCGAGCAGGAGCCAGAAGTCCCAGTCGTCCCCGGCCGGCGCCCGCTGGACCGACCGCGCATGCTCGTTGCGACGCCCCTTGTGCGGGCGGCCGTCACAGTCCTCGCGGTCACAGAGCCACGGGCCGCGCCCGGTCTCGCGCTCCTGGGCCAGGGACTGGAGTCCGGCCAGCAGCTCCTGTTTCTTGTCGACGGGCCAGTGCTCCCAGCCCCGGGGGAGGGCCGGGGCGGCGGTCATTCGTCCGCGCCCAGCTTCTGGAGCAGGTTCACGATCGCCTCGTTGATCGCCTCGGCCTTGGTGTCCTTGGGTTTGCTCAGCTCGGCGGCGAACTGATGGCTCTGCCGGGCCGCACCCATGGCGGTGCTGAACCGCATCGACGGGTCAGCGCCCTCGGGAAGCATGTCGAGATTCTTCTCCAGCCGGTCCGCGAGCTTGGTCGCCAGACGACTGTGCTGGGCCGCGATCTTGCGGGCCATGTCCTCGTACGCCTCTTCAGTCTTGAGGCTCGGCATCGAGTCCCAGGCCCGTGCCCGCTCGACCCAGTTCCACTGGGCGCCCCAGCGTTTCATGAGTGGTACGGATTTGGACAACACTTCAGAGGCCCGCTGGAGACTACGGTCCGAACCCAGCTCCAGATACACCTTGAACGCCTCGTACGCTTTGCTCGACTCGCCGGTCTGGCGCTCCCATGGCTTGATCCCGGCCACGCGTCACCCCTTCCCGAAAGCCGCATACACGGACACGGCGACCGCCGCCACCCCCATGGTGCCCGAGGTGACCGCCAGAGGGAAACGGCGCTCCTCCAGGGCCTTGACCCGGTTCGTGACGTCGAGCACATCCTCGGCGGTGCGGGACTGCGCCTGCGCCACCAGGTTGATGTCCCCGCGCACGGCCGCGATGCCGGTGTCCATCTTGCCCGACAGGGACTCGACCGCGACCGCGAGACGGTGAAGGTCCGGGTCGCTCATCCCTTGAACCCCAGTGTCCGGGCCCAGTTCACCAGCTCGTTGATCCACTGGTCAGCCGTCTTCGTGACCGGGGGCTGTGGAGTGGGCGGCTTCCAGAACACCGGATGCTTGAGCCGCTCCGCCACATGCATGCGGAACAGGTTTCCGGTGAAGGTGAACCGATCGGCCGTCCCGTACCCGTCGACTGGTCCGAGGGGATCGATCTTCCCCTCCACCGAGGTCTCCTTGTGCATGCCGCACGACTCGGCGGACCACGTGAACTCACGGCAGAAGGCGGCGTTGATGCGGACCCACGCGTCGTACTGGACCCGGGGGTAGGACTGCTTGCCGTCGCCCCTGTTCTCGGTCTCGATGCCGTACGAGACGTCGTTGCCGTCGACCGTGCCCGAGGACTTGAGCGGAGCCGGGTGGGATGCCTTCTCGTCCAGGAAGGACTCGTACGCGTTCACGGCCATGGCCCCGGCGTGGTTGGCACGCCCGGCGCTGCACATCCAGGCGACCCCGTCACGGGCCAGGTAGATGTGCGCGAGGGGTGGGGGCAGGTCACGCGCCCCGTTCTTCGCGACCACGTCCAGGTCGCCGTTGCCCGCCGTGTGGTGGTTGAGGACCATGTGGACCGGCCCGAAGGTCTTGCCGGTCGCCTCGTCACGACTGCGTGTGCGCCAGCCCGGGTACTCCCGGACGGTGACGCCCTCGGCCTTCAGGATCTGTATCAGCCGGTCGGGGCTGAGGGGTTCGGCCATGATCGCTCCCGTCGTCGGACCCCAGGATATGCCACGGCCCCCTGTCCATGACAGACAGGGGGCGATGACCGACGACCCGGGGGGAACCGAATCGCCTGGAGTCTAGCGGGGCGTCCACATCCCCGTCTCCGGGTCGTAGTACCAGCCGGGCGCCTGGGGCAAGTGCGCCGGGGGTCCGGAGTGGGTGATGGTCTCCCGGCGTCCGGCGATGGCGGCGGGGATCCAGACGAAGGCCCACAGCCCGCACGTCAGCAGCGTCAGAACCGCGTGCAGCGCGTGGTTGCAGGGCCTCTTCACCGTGGTCGTGTACGTCATCGTGTCTCCCCTTGCGGCCGTCGTTTACCGGTCTCCACTATGGACAGCTTCAGGTTCCGCTGTCAACCTCCGTGTCCCAGACGGTCCAGTCCTTCGGGCCGGGCCCCGCGATGATCCGCCAGTTCAGGACGGCAGGCCGGGAGCCGCTTCCGGGTACCACACACACCGACACAGCGTTCACCCCGACCCCGTACCCGCCGATCCGGCCGGACACCCGCAGCAGCTCCCGGCGCTCGGCCGGGGCCGGGTACACATCCGGTCTGCCGTGCGTGCCCAGCTTCACCTGGACCAAGAGCACACGCCGGTCGCCGACCGCGACCAGGTCGGCGCAGCCCTTGGAGGCGGCCGAGCGGATCACGTCGTAGCCCAGCTCCCCGAGCCGGTCGCGTACCAGATTCTCCGCGCGTGCCCCGCGCCGGGCCTGGTTCACTCCTCGTCCTCCCAATCCTCGAACGCCTCTCCGTAGCCCTCCCAGTTGTCGACCCCGGCCGCCTCCAGGGCGGTCAGCTCCCGGTCCCGCTTCTTCAGATACGTGTACTCCCCGGGATCGGCCACCGGCCGCGCCTCGCGCATGACCTCGGCGGGCACGATCACGGCCGCCTCGTCCGGCCCGACGGACAGACCGAGTTCCTCCGCGACCGTCCGGGCCCACTGCTCCGAGGTGATCACCTTGCCGATGACGAGGAAGTCACCGCTCTCCAGCTCCTTCACGGCCGGGCACGAGTTCTCATGCAGGCACTGCGAGGTCTTCTCCATGGCTGGCTCCTCAGAATCCGTCGGGCGGCTGCGGGGTGAACGGCGGGTCCTGGAAGGCGCTGGTGACGAACAGGTACACCACAGCGCCGCCCCCGTCCGCCGCGAGGCACCCCTCCAGGGTCTGCCTGATACCGTCCTTGAGCTCCTGCGGCGTACGCGGATCGTCGTCCGGCCACGTCAGCTCGGTGATCATCTGGATACGTTTCACGGGTTCCCCTTCTGTGTCGTGGTCATGCTGTCAGGTGTAGAGCCCGGACCAGGTCCGGGAGGTACGGATCTCGCCGCGTCCCGCCGTGAAGCGCACCGGCAGCGAGGCGCCGGCCGGGGCCCACTCCCGGGACATGCAGTCGCGGACGATGCGGCCGATCTCCTGGGCGTCCTCCTCCTTCGCCTGTAGGACCACTTCATCGTGGACAATCACGCGCAAAAGGGGCAGGATGTCCGGCGCCTTGTGGGCCAGGGTGATGAGGCACTCGGCGATGACGTCCCGGGTGGTGGACTGGCCGATCATGGCGGGTGCCTGGGTGTACGACCGCTGGGGGTCGACCCGCAGGCGGCGCCCCCACCCGTTGGTGAGGAGCACCCCGGCGTCGCCCATCTCGCGCACCCGCTTCTGCCACGCGACCACACCGGGGAAGGCGGAGGCCATGTAGCCGGTGACCGCGTACGCGGCCTGCGGAGTGACGCCAGGGGTGTTCTCAGCCATGCCCTTGGCGGTGCGGCCGTACAGCCAGCCCAGGTCCAGCGTCTTGGCGTACTTGCGCTCGACCCGGGACATGGCCGCGATCTCGGTGTGGATGTCCCTGTCGGGATCGTTCAGCAGCGCGATGAGGCCTGGGTCCTGCGCGTGGGCGGCGGCGCACCGGATGTCGACCTGGTCGGCGTCGATGCTCAGCAGGACGTGGCCCTCGTCCGCCACGAGGAAGGCGCGCTCCGAGTCGGAGGTCCCCTTCTTCAGGACCGTGAGGCCCGGCTCCAGGACCGACCACCGGCCCGTCGACTGGAACGGCAGGAACTGGGGGTGCACCCGGCCGTCGGGCGAGACGCAGCGCAGCACGTTGGCCGCGTTGTTCCTGATGCCGTTCATCTCCTGGACCGCTTCGATCACGGGCAGACAGGCGTGACCGGCGGCGCGCGCCCAGTCGGCGGCGGTCTCCAGGACCTCCTTCGCGAGGGAGAGGGAGCCGTCCTTGTTGCGGGGCCAGGAGCTGACGTCGACGCCGAACGAGGTGAGGGCGGACTCCAGGGCCACCTTGCCCGCGTTCGTGCGCTGAGGAGCCGCGTAGGGCTTCCCCTTGCCGTCGGTGAGGGGGAATCCGAAGCGTTCGTGCAGCAGCGTGCGGCCGTCCTCGGCGCGCCGGGCCAGTTCGGCGGCGCGGGCGGTGAGGCCGGGCACGTCCACCTTGAAGCCGCTCAGGGTGGCGCGGGCGGTCACCGTGGCCACCCACGCCTCGCGCTGCTCGTACGGGTCCCAGGGGATCGCCGCGTCCAGGCGGCGCGTCAGGTCCAGGTCGGCGCGCAGGTAGTCGGTGTAGCGGGGATCGCCCGCGGGGATGCGGTCCCAGCCGCCGTACTCCTTCGCCAGTTCCTTGCCCAGGTCGGACTTGCGGGCGTCACCGAGGTAGCGCTCCGCCAGGGCGTCCATGGAGTAGCTCTTGAACCCGGGGCCGGACGAGGTCTCGTACGTGGTGGGCGGGTCGTGCTGGAAGGCAGCGACGCGCAGGTCCCGGCTGAAGGGGATCGTCGTCTCCACCGGGATGCCGCAGTGCCGGTCCAGGGCGGGGAAATCGAAGAAGTGCCCGTTGACCGTGACGTGGGGCTGGCGGCTGAAGAAGTACTGCTCCCCGGGCCCGCGCACCTCGTCGTCCACACCCAGGAGACGGACGTACGCGGGGTCGGGGGCCGACGTGTACAGGCGGTCGGCGCTGCCCGTTTCGATATCGAGTGGGATGAAGGCGGGGCGGTCGTCGGTCATGGAGCTCCTCAGTCGAACGGGTTGGCCCGGAACGGGGTGCCGTCGGGCTTGGTGTTGGACCGCAGCCACTGGGCGGCGGCCAGCTCCAGGGCGGCGGTCCGGGTCAACCGCAATGCCTTGGCCGCCTGGATGAAGTCCCACCACAGGCCCTCGGAGTCCTTTGTCACGTTTGCCACCACATTGGGCAGTTTGTTGGTTGCCATGGCCACCACAGTAGACAGTCTTGTAAGAAGTTGCAACTTCTTACAAGGAAATCTAGATGATCATGGTCCTGACCAGGGCCTTACGCCTCTTACGCGTAGTCTGGGTTCCCTCACGTGAGGGAATCTCTCAGAGGGCGGAGCCGGAGGTTCGCGTAAGAGGCGTAAGGTGATCTTGTAACTGGGTCAGAACGGGCTGTTCCCGGGCACAGGGATGGTTGTCATCCCAGAAGGTGCGATACGGACACCCCACCAGACCCGCTTGGCGGCCCCGTCCACCCACTTGACCTTGTACTCGATGCGGTGTGCCTGGACCCGGTCGTGGGCCCCGAACCGGGAGTCGAACGTCCGCTTCGACCACGGCTTGTGGCCGGTCGGCACCAGCCACTGGCCGAAGGTGTTGAACAGGTCCATGGGGGCGGTCATCGCCTCCGGGTCGACCTCCAGACGTTCCTCCAGGAAGGACATGATCAGGTCCCCCTCGCGGCGCCACGCGAGCGTGTCTGCCACGATCCGATCTGGGTGAGGCGGCAGCACCTTCCCCGCCTCGTACCACCTCACGGCCCCCGCCACGGCCCACGCCAGGGCCGCCCGTGCCGGGCCCTGGTCGAGCTTGCAGCGGTCGCGCAGCGCGGGGTCCCCCAGCCGGTCCGTCTCCGACACCACGTCCCCGGGCCGGGACCGGAAGGTGTACGGGAACCTGAGCATGGCCAGGCGCCGCCACGTGGCGTGGTCCGTCTCCGCCACAGCCGGGGCGAAGTTCGTGTTCACGAACAGCGAGTGGGTGGCGTCGAAGGTCACCGGGTCCTGGCGGATGCGCCGGGCCGTGATCTGCGGCGTGCCCACGGTCTTCTTCAGTTGCTGCACGTTGAGCTGGCGCGCCTCCGGCGTCTCTTCCATGAGCGCCAGACGGGCCCCCCGCAGGTCCATCATCTCGGTGGGGTGCTGGTCCACGTTCCCGAGGATCACCCGGTCGGAGAGCTGGACCTGGTAGTCGCCCGCCGCCCGTGCGATCGGGACCGCCAGCGTGGACTTGCCGTTCTCGCCGCCGCCCTGTTGCACCAGCATCACGTCGTCGGGCGTCATGTACCCCGTGAACGCCTGCCCGATCCGGAGCTGGTACCACGGCACCACGTCATCGGGCAGTGCCCGCAGTGCCTGCCGGAAATCCGGATCGTCCGCCGCCGACGGGTCGTACTCGGCGCCGGTCACCTTGGTCATGCGGTACTCGGGATCGGGGTCGAGCAGCTCCCCGGTGCGCAGGTCGACCACGCCGTTCGGCGTGTTCAGCAGATCCGGGTGACGGTCGAACTCGGACGCCAGCGCATGAAGAGGTCCTTTGGCCAAGGACGCCAGTGCGCGGATGCGGCCCGCCGTGAGGACCTGCTTCCACCCGTTGATGCGGGCCTCCACCTCCCGGCTGTGGTCGTGCTTGTACTCCTCCAGCACGTCCTCCCAGTGGCCCTTGGCCCACAGGCGGACCTCTTCGACGATGAGGGAGTCGTCCGTCTGTACCCACCGACACCCGTCGTAGCGCATCCAGCCCAGCCCCTGGGCGTACAGGAACCGGCCTTCCAGCGCCTCGGAACACACGGCGTCGGTGAGGAACGCCTCGGTGAGAGTGGCGTCCTTGGAGCCGGTGTCGCGCGGCGCCGACTCGGACGCCGCCGCGTACAGTGCCGGGAGCGTGCCGCCCGCCGCGAAGTAGTCGTCCACCCCCTTGACCGGAACGCCACCGACCTCGGCGGGGACGACCAGGTAGTGGGCGGTTGCGCCACGGGACCTGAGCCAGTCGACCAGCCGCCTCATGGCGGCCCTTACCTTCGGATTGGTGACCGCGTCCGAGTCGAAGCACACGGCCACTGGCCGCCCACGCAGGGGAACGTCCTCCCAGTCCCCGAGCGTCCCCTCCTGGTTGCGCCAGTTCCACACACCGGTGAGGGACACCGCCGCCAGGCCGAGCGAGGCCAGGGCGTCCGCCTTCTTCTCCCCCTCCGTGATCCAGAGCGGGAGAGCGGCGTCGTTCACCCACCCCGTGCACGCGGGGTGGACGCCCACCCGCAGGTTCATGCCCTTCGGGCTGACGTACTTGGGGGTCTTCCCCGTGCTGGGGTGCGGCTGCGGGACCGCCGGCTTGAACTGGATGCCGATGTACTCGCCGGTCCTCACGCGGTACCGGGGAATCGCCAGGCCCGGGAATGCCGAGTCGTCGCGGACCGCCCACGCGGGGATGCCCGCGTCCTGCAGCCAACCACGGTGCTCGGGACCGACGGTGGCGTACCGGCGCGACTCGATCAGCTCGGGGCTGATGCACGATCCGGCGAGTTCAGCCTCGTGCTGAGGCTGGAGGCGGCTCAACGGTCACCAGCCGTGCGCTCGGCCTTGATGCGCTCGGTGATCTCACGGAGTTTCTCGTGGCCGTGCCAGAGGAAGTTGTACCCACAGGTGTACCCGTCGCCTCCGATGCACACCACCCACTCGCCGGGCTGGGGCTCCGTTCCTTCGGGGTGGTGGTTTCCCCAGACGAAGGGGTGCCCGCCCTGAGGGCACCGGGCGTTGCCGGAATCCCCGGTGGCCCCGTCGACGATCACCGCAGTCTCAGCCAGAACGAGGGCACGCCGCAGTCCGGCTCCGGCTCCCCGCTCCCGGTGGAGTTCGGCCAGTGCTTCGGCAAGGACCCATTCGTCTTCGTCCAGGCGGACGCTGCGCGATTCCCTGGGAAGGTTGTTGCTGGAGTTCATGAGGCGAACGTAGCACACACGAAATAAAATGTGCTACGTTCGCCTCACACCAACGACGACACGGAGGACCACATCATGACCGATGAGAACCGTTGCCCCGTCACCGCCCCCGAGGGGGACGCCCGGTGCACGCTCCCGACCGGCCACCGTCTGCCGCACCGGGGTGAGGGTTGTATGTGGCTGGACGAAGGGTCCCGGTGCCCGGCTCAGCGCACCCCGGAAGGGGACCAGTGTGTCCGCCCTGTCCGCCACCCCCTGCCGCACCGGGACGCCTGGTGGAGGAAGTGGGCGCTCCCCTTCGACGGGGAGGACGAGCCCCGCCGGTGCGCCATGTTCCCCCACGCCGCCGATCAGGGCCAGTGCATCTTCGACGCGGGCCACGAGCACCCGCACCGGGACGAGAGGGACACCGAGTGGCAGGTGACCGGCGATGGGACCACCTGCCGACGGGACGGCTGTACGTACCGCTCGGGCCACGAGGGCCTTCACGGCAGCGGGCCCGGTGACTACATCGGCGGCCGTCTGGTCGAAGAGGTTCTCCCCGAGGCGTTCCAGCGCATCTCTGTGCTGGAGAGGCGCCCGCAGAACACGTCCCCCCACGCCGCCCTTGCTGAGGCATTGGAGCGTGCCCAGCGTCCCCTGTCCTGCGGCGCCACGCACACTCCCGAGGATGTGACGTACGTCTGCTCGCGCCGGTCCGGCCACACGGGCGGTCACCTGGACGACGCACAGGACGAGTGGTGGATGCCGGTCGGGGGTGCGCAGCCGGGGGCCGAGAAGCCGGTAGCCGGGCTGGACGTGTGCGGCAGTCGTGCGGGCGGGGACCTCGCGACTCTGTGCACCGAGCGGAACGGCCACGACATGCCGCACAAGGACAAGCTGACCGGTCTGACATGGGGTCCGGAGCCGACGGCCGAGTGCGGGCTCCGCACTCGGCCGTCGTGGTCTGCGACCCGGCTCCGGTGCTCCCGGGTCGCAGACCACGACGGGCACCACACGGACAGGCGGTTCGGCACGTCGTGGACCGAGGACGTGGATCTGCCGAGTCTGTGCACGTGGCCGTGCGTCTTCCGCGAGGGCCACAAGGGTGAGTGCAGTCAGCCGGTCTGACCCTGGACACACCGCAGCCCCAGCGCCGAAGGATGACGCTGGGGCTGCGGTGTGCTCGGACCTGCCGTCGGGCCACACGCTATCAGCGCACCGCCGCCTCGCGGTCCTTGCTCCCCCGCCGGTTCCAGTGGGCCCACTTGGTCCGGGCCGCCTGCTCCATTTCGCTGGTGTCGAAGACGACCCCGAGCTGCGGATGCAGGTACCGCTTCACCTTGCCGGACGCCGCCCACCGGGTCAGCGTGCGCACCGTGGTCCCGGCCAGCCCGGCGGCTGTCTCGCGGTCGACCACGGACATGCCACGCGGCGGAGGGTCCAGGGGTGCCGTCACGCGGCCGTCCCCGGCCCGTGTCGCTCGTCGTGTCATGGGATCACGGTACCCCGGAGGTCAGGTGTGTGGACAGCTTGAGATTGTGAAGTTGTCCATATACGCTGTCCCCATGAAGCGATTTCTCTACCCCACCCCGGCACAGACCGAGATCCCGCTGGTGTGGTCCGCATACGGGGCCGACGCGCTCGACCACCACTACGAAGGGCGGCGGGCCGAGACCCGGGTCCACCTCCACGAACTGGTCCGCCGCCTCGGGCTCGGCCCCGGCTACACGGCGATGTCCCGGCACGTGGCGCGCCGCAGGCTCGCGGTCCTGGACCCGGAGCTGCTGAAGGCCCTGGTCACCGTGCTGCGGTACCACGGGTACATCCACCGCGACCCGGGCACGGACCACTGGCGCGCCACCCCGCTCACCGGGGTCCAGCTCCATGCCGTGCGGCTGTACGCCTCGGGCCTGGACCAGGGCCAGATCGCCGCCACGCTGCGCGTCAACCGGTCCTCGGTGTCGGCCCGCATGATCCGCATCATGCGGGCCACCGACAGCCGCACGGTGCCCCAGGCGCTCATCCGCGTGTACGACCTGGGGTGGCTCCCGGACCGGGACGAGCGCGATCTCCTGGCGCGCCGCAAGGTGGGCGGCTTCCCGTACCTGATCCAGGAAGAGGACTGACATGACACGCGAAGAGCACATCGCCGCGATCCGAGATGCGGTGGCGGCAGCGCAGGACGACGGGTTCGTGGTCGGGATCGAGAACGACTGCTGCGGGTGCAGTGGCATGAAGCTGGTGGTGGCCGACGACTGGGACGACCCGACGCACGTGATCGTCGACTCGAACGGTGAGGTGCCGGTGTGAAGGCGTACCGCAGGGGACTGCACCCGAGGGCCGTGGCGCGGGCCCGGTTCCAGGTGCTGCGCCACCGTGACGAGACCGGTCCGGCGGTGGTGCCGGAATACGTGACCGAACTGGAGCGCATGGCGTCGTGGTACGCCCGTTCCCTGGACGGGATGAAGAACGCGTTCGGGAGGATGCCGTGGGTGTGAGGACGCTGTACCGCCTCGTCTGCGACACGGACGACTGCGGCGCCGTGGGTGAGATCCAGCTCAGTCCCACGAGGGCCATGCAGGCGGGATGGGACACGGGCTGGGCCCCCTGCGGCGACGGTCAGTGGCTGTGCCCGCCGTGCCTGAAGGCGGAGGAACGGTGATCCGGGCGACCTACCACGTCGAGTGCGACGGTCCCTGCGGCGAGTACCTCATGGCGTACGAGGGGGCGGAGCTGACCTCGTCTGAAGTCGCCCGGTTCCGGGGTGAGCGTGCCGCCCGGCAGGCGGCCGAGACCGAGGGGTGGAAGCAGCACACGGCTGTATCCCCGTCGACGTACCAGTGGCTCTGCCCGGCATGCAGGCTCAACCCGCTGGATATCAAGCTGCCCTCGTGGCAGATCACGAACGGGGTGGGCACATGACCGCGACCCTGCGGATGCGGTCCTATCAGCGTGAGACGGTCGACGCGGTGTTCACCGCCTGGGCTGGCGGCATGGAGCGCCCCGCCGTGGTGCTCCCCACCGGGGCCGGCAAGACCGTCGTCTTCTCCGAGATCATCCGACAGTGGCGGACCGCGCCGGAGTCGATCGGGGAGGCCGGCCTCGCGCGGATCTCCACCGGCCGCCGCGCCATCGTCCTTGTCCACCGCGACGAACTGGCGGACCAGGCGATCGGCAAGATCCGTGCCGCCGCTCCGGAACTGTCCGTGGGCAAGGTCAAGGCCGAGGACGACGAGATCACCGCCGACGTGATGGTGTGCTCGGTCCAGACCCTGAGCCGCGCGCGTCGTCTACGCCGCCTCGTGGAATGGCAGACGGCTCACGGCAAGGTCGGGCTGATCCTGACCGACGAATGCCACCACGCCGTGGCCAGGTCGTACCAGACCGTCTACAACGCGTTCCCGGACGCGCTGCACGCCGGGTTCACCGCGACGCTGGCACGCGGCGACGGGGCCGGCCTCGGGTCCGTGTGGCAGGACGTGGTCTACTCCCGCTCCGCTCTGTGGATGATGCGGGAGGGCTACCTCGTCCAGCCACGGGGCTGGACCGCGCAGGCGGCCGGGCTCGACCTGGACTCCGTGAAGCGCACCGGCGGGGACTACGGCGCTGCCGACCTCGGGCGGGCTCTGGAAGAGGCGGACGTCCCGGCCCACCTGCCGGACGTGTGGCACCGGCGCGCCGAGGGGCGCCCCACCCTGGTCTTCACCCCCACCGTGGCGACCGCCCGTGCGGCGGCCGACGCCTTCCGCTCGGCGGGGGTGACGTCGGCGGTCATCTCGGGCCAGACCCCGCGCGAGGAACGGCGGCAGATCTTCGAGGATTTCCGGCTCGGCCGCACCACGGTCCTGTGCAATTGCATGGTCCTGACCGAGGGCACCGACCTGCCCTGGGCGTCGTGCGCGATCATCGCCCGCCCGACCCGGTCGGCCCCGCTGTACATCCAGATGGTGGGCCGCGTCCTGCGCCCGTGGGAGGGGAAGAAAGACGCGGTCGTCATCCATGTGGCCGGAGCCGGGGGGAAGATCTCCACCCTCGTCGACCTGGAGCCCGGCGCTGTCGACGAGGTCAGGGAGGGTGAGGGCCTCACCGAGGCCGAGGACCGTGAGGAACTGGAGGCTGCGGACGAGGCCAGCCGGACGGAGATCCGGTGCCGTCAGGTGCTCAAGCTCTCTGAGGTCAGCTCGATGTTCGAAGCCTCCCACCAGGCGTGGCTGACCACGGCGGGCGGCGTGCGGTTCCTCAGCGCAGGCGAGTGGACCTACTTCCTGTGGCCCTCGTCCGAGCCCGGTACCTGGGACGTGTGCCGCAAGCCGAAGTACGGGAAGTGGGAGCGGACCCAGCACACCGGCCTGGGAGTGGACATGGCCATGTCCTGGGCGGAGGCGGAGGCGGAGGGCCACGGCTCCTTCTCGGTCGCGCGCTCGGCGTCGTGGCGTGGCAAGTCGCGGCCCCCGTCGCAGGCCCAGACCGACTTCGCGCAGACACTCGGCATCGTCACCAAGGACCTGAACAAGGGCCAGTTGTCAGACGCGATCTCGTACGTGCTGGAGTCCCGGGCGCTCGATCCGTTCATCGGAGTCGTCTGACGGGGTTGCGCCCGGTCCTGAAGTTGTCCATACTTAAGCCCAACGAAAGGGGGTCGTGATGACCAAGGACCTGTTGCTGGGAATCCTGCTCGGCACCGTCGGGTGGACCGTGTTCGTCGTGGCGGTCGCGCTGATCGCACAGAAGGGCAGAAAGAAATGATCTCCGCCGTGGCGTTCGGCTGGGCCACCCTGACGTGGTGGTCGTGGCTGCTGATGGCACTGGTGGTGTTCTCCTCCACCTACGGCGCGTACCGGCTGGCGTCGTGGCAGGAGAACGGACGCACGGGTCCCTGCCTGGAGCACCTCGGCACCTTCGAGCGCCGGCGGTCCCGTACCGACGCGTGGTGCTTCCTGCCCGCAGGCCACCGGGGCGTGCACCGCGACCACGACGGGTTCGCGCCTGCGGAACTGGCCGGGCTGTATGCGGAGAACATCCCTGCCGCCCCGGTCCAGGACACCGACACCATGCGGCTGTCGGAGCTGCTGGCCTCCCCAGACAACGATCCCGACTTCTTCCCGGGCAACTGCACGAGGTCGGCGTACTGCTACCGGCCCGACGGTCACGACGGTGAGTGCTTCGAACTGGGCCGTCCGTGACCCCACAGACCCTCCCCCGGCAAGGTGGGGAGGGTCTGTCCCACATCCGAGAGGAACACATGAGCACGACGCAGGACAAGCCCCGTGGCGGCTGCACCGGGTGCGCCTTCACCTACACGCTGAGCACCGCCCGGAGCGGCGAGTACAAGGGCCTGGAGGTGATCCGCAAGCACAACTCGCGGAAGGGCCCCGGCCTGTGCGAGGGCGCGCAGAAGCCGCCGCGCCTGGAGCTGGGAGAGGCCACCGGGGACCAACAGGCGTTCGCGGACCCGGCGCCGGTGACCGAGACGGACGAGACCAGGCGTGGTCCGTGGATCACCGCGTCGTTCGACAGCGAGTGCAATGGCGACTGCGGTGGAGCACTCACGGAGGGGGGCGAGATCCGGGCGGACGGCTCGGGCGGCTGGCTGTGTGAGGACTGTGGCTCGGACCAGACCACGGACCTGGTCGGCGCCGAGACGGTGGCGGAGATGAGGTCCGTGACGCGCACCGTCTGCGGCCGTGAACTCACCGCCCGGTTCGAGCACAACCAGTGGATGATCCGCTTCTCGCCGGATCACACCTGGGTCGGTTCTTCGGTGGACGAGGTGTTCCTCCGGATCGGGACCGCTCTTCAGGAAGAGCCGGAGCGCTACGGCCTGCCTGCCAGGAGCCCGGCAACCGTGGCGGTTGCGGACCTGCCCCGTAAGAGCGGGCTCCGGTACACCCGCCCGGCGCCGGTGGCCACGATCAAGACGTCCTCGGTGGTCACCCCAGAGTTCGCCAGTCCGGCGCCGGTCCCGGAGATGACGCCGGTGTCGGGCCAGCCCGGACCGAAGCGCGACAGGTACAAAAGGTATCTTCTCCCCGGTCCGGACGGTCGTGAGACCGCCCACACACGCGCCACCACGTTCGCCAAATTCGGGTCGTCCACGTACGCCCTGAGCGAGTGGGGCGAGCGGATGCTCATCAAGGGGCTGACGATGCGCCCCGACCTCCTGGCCATGGCCCACGGCCTGGACGTGAAGCGCGACCGCAGCCGTCTCAACCAGCTCGCGGACGAGGCCCAGGCGGCGGGCGGAAACAAGGTCGCCGCCAACATCGGCACGGCACTGCACGGGTTCAGCGAGAACCTCGACGCCGGGCTCATGACGCTGGACGACGTCCCGGAGCAGTGGCGCGGGCGCATGTCCGAGTACCGCTCCGCCATGGCCGGGGCCGGTCTGGCCACCCGGCGCGAGTGGATCGAGCGCACCACGGCCGTCCCCGCCTCCGAGGTGTCGGCCCCGCTCCCGGTGGCCGGGACCCTGGACCGGGTCCTGGAGACCGCGTACGGGGAGCTGATCATCGGGGACCTGAAGAGCGGTTCCGACCTCTCCTACGGCACGCTGGAGATCGAAGTCCAGCTCTGGCTGTACGCCCGGGGGTGCAACCTCAACGGCCTCTTCGACTGGAACACGGGCCGGTGGGAGCGGCTGGACCGCCCGGTCAGCGAGGACCATGCCGTGGTGATGCACCTGCCCGCCGACGGCACCGGCTGCACCCTCCTGCGAGCCGATCTCCGGAGGGGACGCCGTAACGCCCAGGTGTCGGGCCTGGTCCAGGCACGGCAGAAGGACAAGTCGGTGATGCCGGTGCTGTCGAAGCTGGACCTGCGCCCTCCGGAGCCGCCGCAGCGCACGGACATGGGTGTGGCCCGGGAGCTGATCGGCGCCGCCCCGGACCATCGGCGCCTGACGGACATCCACCGCTACGCCGTGGTGTCGGGCAAGTTCTCCGATCCCGATCTGGCCGAGCTCAAACGCCTGGCCCGGGTCCGCTGGGACGAGCTGAACGGGTGACACGAGGGCCGGGGTGCTTGCGCCCCGGCCCCAAGTTGTCCATAGTGGAGACGTGAGCACAACGACGACGGAAGGGGTATCCGTGGCAACGCAGAGGCTCAACGGGAACAGCGTCCGGGCGGTCCTGGTGAAGGAAGGGTTCCGGGCGAACCGTCGCCACGGCGATGCCGACTGGGGCGGCTTCTCGGTCCCGGCCGGGGAGCGGACCGCCCCCGTGATCGAGGTGTCGTGGCAGCCGCCGGCCACGATGGACGAGGACCGGGCCCGTGCCGCCCGGCCGCGCATCCTGCGCCGTTACACCGAGGCGCTGCGCAGCGCCGGGTACGAGTGCCGGACCAGCAACGGGCGCCTCGTCCTGGTCAGCGTCCCGGTCCGGACGGAGGCGTCGGCATGAGCAGCTTCCGTGTCGAGATCACCTACCTCGACGGGGTCCAGGAAGCCGTCTCGGACATCCCCACCGAGAGGATGGCGGCAGACATCTACAGCAGCGCGGCGACCCACGACCGGGTCCTCAGCGCGGTGCTGTACGGGGCCGACGGGTGCGTGGTCTCACAGATGGTCACGGCGGTGAACAGGACCGCCCCGCACCAGCAGACCTGGACGGGCTTCGGCTCGCAGGAGGCCGCAGCGCTGGCGCTCAACCCCCTGCCACGCCAGTGGTCGGTCACCGAGGGGTGCACGTCCACCTGGTACCCGGACGGGGCCACCGGCATCTTCCGCCGGTGCGCGCTCCTGCGGGGCCACCGTGGGCCGCACCGCAAGGGCGACATCGTGTGGGACGACGCCGACGAGGTTGACGGCCGCCGGCCCGCAGGCTAGATTATGGACAGCTTCGCAGGCGGGGAAGTCCACGGGGACGGTGATCCCCCGCCTGCGGAGTACAACGGTGGCTCCGCGTGAGTGGAGGTGAACCGCCGTAGGCCACGGGTTCGAGTCCAGTTCCCGGGCTTCTCCGCGCAAGCGGAGGTGAAGATCTGAGTAGCTCAGCAGCGCAGAGCATCGGTCTTATAAGCCGAAGGTCGCGGGTTCGAGCCCCGCCTCAGATACGGGTTACCGAGTCGGCTCCGGCCGTGAGGACCCGCTTAACGGGTACCCCCTCTCGGTGGGGATCGACCGGCCCGGGGCCGGATAACCGACCGGCCCCGGGTGAGCAACACTGGAAACCGCAACAGAAACCGGAGAAAGAAACCATGAGCACTCCCGCCAACCCGTTCGCCGCCCCCGCGATCCCGCCCAGCACGTTCCCGACGGTCGAGTCCTTCCGGGGACGCCTGGTGGCGGTCACCCCGGTCGCGGTCGACACCGTCCCGGACAACTTCTCCCAGGTGGCGGGCGCGACCAAGACCCGCGTCACCGCCAACGTGACGCTCATGGACAGCGACCAGCCGGTCCCGCTGTTCAAGAACCGCGCGGCCACGGGCAACACGATGGCCGGACCCGAGTTCCCCAAGGTCTGGTTCGAAGGCTCGTACCTGGTCGAGCAGCTCCGGCCCTACGCCGGAACCGGCCAGATGGTGCTGGGTGTGATCGACACCCGTACCCCGGGCACGCAGGCGGTCAAGGGCAACCCCTGGGGCATGACCGCCGCCACGCCCGAGCAGACCGCCCACGCGGTCCAGGTCCTCAACACGCGGGCCCTCGGTGCCGCGGCCGCACCGGCCCCCGTCCCGTCCTCCCAGCCGGCCGCCCTCTCCCCGGCGGCGGCCGTACCGGCCCCGGCGCAGACTCCCACGGTCCCCACCGTTCCTGCGCCCGGGCCGGCCCCTGCGGGCGTGAACCCCTTCCTGTAGGAAGGCCGGTCCCCCGCAACCGCCCCCTCGCGTCTCGCCCCTGAGCGCGAGGGGGCGCCCCTCTTTCTCCCGCCGGAGGCACCCCGTGACAGCTCACCTCAAGGCCATGTGGGCCGAGCCCGCAGGCGCTCTTCTCGTGGCCGCGAACGCGGTCGGACTGGCTCTGTGCGCACTGCTGGCCGTACGCCCCTGAGAGGGACACATGATGCTCACACTTCTGCTCCGACGCCTGCGCGTCCATCACCGGTCAGACCGCGCCCGTCGGCGTCGCCCGGTATGCCGATGTGGCCGGACCCATCCAGGGCCACGCCCCTGAGAACGTGATGAGGCCCCCTCCCCGGCGCAGTAGGGAGGGGGCCGCTCTGTGCCCCGGGTCAGAAGCCGAAGTCACGCCGCTTGAGTTTGGCCATGTCCCCGCGCGGATGGTGCCAGACAATGCCCTCGTAGGGCCAGTTCTCCAACAACCCCCGCAAATGCACGAAGGTGAGTGGGGTGGCCCCCGCCTCCAGCCGTGCACTGAGCGGGGTCCAGCCATGCTCCACCAGAATATGGAACCGGTGCTCATCACGGTTCCCGTTGATCTTGGGGCCAACCAGCTCGTACGTGCCGGGCGTGAGACGACTGCCGTCGCTGTTGTCGTACGCATCCGCGAAGTACTTCTCGAACGAGGACTGAGCCACCGGCTCCCAGCCCACGGTCTTGCCCGTGACTTCGTCGTGCTGGACCACCAGGTACCCGGGGGGCGGCTGCTTGCCGGGCTTCACTTCACGGCGCGCCCACCACCGGCCGCCCTCGTCGAGCATGACGCAGACACCGTCCCACTTGACCGTGGGCCTGCCTTCACCGGCCATCACCCACTCACAGCCGGGGGTGATCTGGTCCAGGACCCGGCTGCGGTCCTCGGGGTCGCGCACGAACAGCGTGGGGATCTTCTTCACGAGGCACCACCCGCGACTGCGGGACCGGTAAAGTTGAACGCGTTCAAGGTGTACTCCCTTGTTCCATGACCCCGGCGGCGGACACCGCGCGGGGTCTTCATCGTATCGGGCCTACGCCCTGCGCGACCGCAGCCACGACGCGGCGGCGCTCAGTACGGCGGCGCCCCCGGCCACGGCGCCGGCCGCGAGCCCGGCACGGATAGTGCTCCAGTCGGTGAGGGTGACGACCGGGATCGCGGGCACGGCCGCCTGGACGAAGGTGCGTGCCGCGCGCTCGATCAGGTCGTCGATCTGTTCCTTGGACATGGGTCCTCCTACGGTCCCCAGATGCGGAATGCCGCCATGAACTTGAGCGTGGCGAACATGGTCTCGTCACTCGGGCCGGCCGGGTTGAGCCGGGCCGAGAAGCTGTCGGTGGTGCCGTTCATGAAGCCGACCCCTGACACGTGCATCACGTGCAGCGCCGGGGACTGGGCGAAGTAGCTGGGTGAGTTCCACGAGATCGACTCTGTGACGTTGCGGAGCAACTGCAACTGGCGCGAGGTGGTGAAGGTCGAGTTCGACGGGGTCACGGCGGCCCAGCAGTACCACCAGCCACTGAGCTTGGGCACGATCCGGGTCGGCTGCGAGCTGAGGTTGGCGGCGCCGTGCGTATCGATGTCGACGAAGTCGAAGGACAGCTCCGTGTTGGTACGCGGCGGGAACGTCTGCTTGACGGTGCGGGAGCTGACCTTCACCATCGGGCGCTGGTTGATGGACGAGGCCAGCGCCTGCATGTCCAGGTCGACCGCGTCGGCGAACGCCTCGATCGCCTCAGGGACCCTGCCCGGGTCGCCTGCCACGGGGTACGGGTAGCCCCGGTTCGGGGTCAGGGCGGGCATCTACATCACCGACTGTCGGGTCACGGAGAGGTGGCGGGAGCTGGACTGGTACGTGGCGGCTCCGGTCTGGCGCATCACCATCTGGATGTTGCTGCCCTGGAGCAGCAGAACCACCATCGCGGCCGTCAGCCCGTCGGTGTTGACCGTGGATGCCGCAAAGCTGAAGGACCGGGCGATCAGACCGAGGCCTCCGGTGCCGTTGTTCATCAGCCACATGCCGATGGAACCGTTGTTGGGGTTCCCCGGAGAAGCCAGGGTCATGGTCCCGGTGACCAGGTAGATCCCGGTCTGAGTGATGTTGATCGTCGTATTCGACGTGCCGAGGTTCGCCATGTTGTCCGTGTCCACGACCTCGGTCGTGTACGTCGCGATGACATCGGTGCTCGGCGCCACCGCCTGGTTGGTGGCGAAGGGTGCGCGCAGGTAACAGGTCGGCTGGTGCTTGCCCGCGTTGACCCGGTCGTACAGGGTCTGCATGTCCGTGTCGACTGCGGTCGCCAGCGACTGGATGTTCCCGGCCGGGTTCATCGGGTCGGTGTACTCGGGGTATGGGTAACCGCGAGGGGTAGTCAGCGTCATGCACGCCTCGCAGTCGCCCAGTCCCAGCGCGCGCCAGTGAAGGCGTTGAGCGCGGTCCGCAGGCCCACGCGCAGGGTCGTCGAGTTGGCGGGCACGGTGACGTTCCCGCTGAGGAGCTGCATACGGTCCCCCTCGGGGATGTTGGTGACGTTCTGGACCGTGGTATCAGGGTCGGACGTGGTCGGGTACAGGGCGGAGCTGGAGCTGAACCAGAGCGCGCGCAGGGCGCACGCAGCGGTGTTCGGCGTGGCGCTGCCGTAGTCGCCGTTGGCGTAGGCGCTGAGCGTCCAGACCTGTCCCGGCAGCACCGCGATGGGGTCGCTGTACACGAACGTCACCGAGGCGCCCGAGCCACCGTCGACTGCCAGCGCCGTATCCCCCTCCACCGCCTTGGCGTACGGGATGACCTTGACGTCGCTCACGCCCGACTGCCGGTAGACGGTCCAGTTCAGCGGGACCGACGTGTTGTCGTCCGCCAGCGCGAAGGAGGGGTTCGCCACCTCGTTGCCACCCGTGGTGGAGGTGGTGCCGATGATGAACCAGCTCGCGTTCTGCCGGGTCAGCACGACCACGTCGCCGATCCTCGGCGCTGACTGACGGGTGTAGGCAGCGCGGAACTCCGTGCCGCCGACGTCGACGGTCGCGAGGAAGGGATCGACCAGGACCACGGTCCCGGGCCTGGTGTGGGCGTACTGCCCGATCATCCCGCTGAGCTGCTGTGTGACCCCGAGGACGCCCATCAGACGTCCAGCTTGCGGAGCTGGAGCATGCCCATGCGCACACCGAGGTTGACCGTGCCCGAGTTGCCTGTCGGCCCGAAGGTCATCTGGGTCTGGACTAGGTCACCGGCGTTGCAGGGGATGATCTCCAGCGCGTTGTACGCCAGCTCGGTGCCGAGGTACTCACCCGCCCCCTCGTAGTGCCGCCCCTCGGACGTGGCCACGCCCGCACGCAGGAAGCGGATGCCGAGCTGGGTGAAGACACCGGGGTTGCCCAGGATGCGCACCATCGCGGTGAAGACGTACCAGCCCCGCTCCACCGTGACGAAGCCGTTGCGGGGAATGTCGGTGAGCGAGCCGGTGCCGGAGTTGTCGAACGCGACCGTGTCGTACGGCACGACGAACTGGGTGTGGGTCGCGGTGAGGAGGGGGAACGGGAAGTTGGTCGCGCTCCCGGTCATGCCCGCAGCGTCGGGCTTCTCCCAGAACTGCACGATCGAGTCGCTGCGCGCCTGCGCGTCGGCGTCGATCGCCAGCGCGAGGTCGCGTAGCTGGGCGATGTCGCTGGCGTCCTTCACCAGGGGCGGGTCGCACTCGGGCACGGGGTAACCGCGCCATTCGGTTCTCTTCATGGTCTCTCCCGTCGTCCCGCTCAGCCTAGGGGGTGGGTGCGGACTCGATCCGGCTGCGGCCCGACAGGGACATGGCCTCACCCGTGTTCAGCGGGTAGGTGACGGAGTCGATGATCTGGGTGTCCCTCAGGCCCCGCCACGACACGTCCAGTGTGTCACCAGGCTCGATGCGGTAATCGGGGACGCAGTCCATCTCCCACTGGCGCACGAGTGCCCCGTGGGCCGCGAGCTGGGACCGCGCCGCCCGCTGCGCCTCGTTGGGGGTGGTGGCGGTCTGGAGCCTCAGCTTGAGCACCCGTTTGCCGAAGTCGCCGCCGTAGACGTACGGGTCCACCGCGTTGAGGTTGCGCTCCACCGCGCGGATGGGGGTGTCCCCGTCGAGCCGGTCTGCCAGCACGACGACGCTGTTGTACACCCCGTCGGCGGTGACCTCGATGTCCGCCGAGGTGAGGGTGCCGGTGGGGCCGTCGGTCAGGGAGCCGAGGACGGTGATGCCGTCGTAGCCGAGCCTGCGCACCACGAAGCTGCCGTTGCCCAGGGTGTACCAGCGCGCCTCCAGGACGGAGGCCATGTCGTCGAGCGCCTTTCCCCGGTCGTCGTCCCACACCAGGCGCGGGACCGACGCGTCGTCCACGTCGTCGGGACCGAACACCGCGTGCGGGTACGCGTCCGAGATCATGCGCC